CGTACGCTTTCCAAGTTCCGTGAACAGTGGCAGCTTAATCACGCGGTTGGTGTTGCGAGAAAGAGCTGCGTCAATCGCGGAGTGGTGTTCCTTCGAGTAAGCCGAGCGAACGTGGTGGCCATATTGTGCGACGTTGAAGGGCCCGTGCGTCCCGTCCATCTTGCTGAAATCCGTGTCGCAAGTGGGTCCGTCGACCGATTTCACGAAGTTCGTTACCGCCTTGGCGGTGTACTCCGGAGTTAAGCCGACGATGTACGGGGTTTTGACGCACTGGTCGCCATCAATCCTCTTTATGGCATTAGCCTTGTGCCAGTCCTTAAGCGGGAAGGTGAAACGCGCAACGGAGATGAGTGTCTCGACCTCGACCGGGAAAATAAGTCGGGAGGGAGCTTTCTTCTTCAGCGCGCCTTCAGTGACTTCCTTTTTCAAGAAAGCCATGACAGCTTCAAGCTTTTCAGGTGGGAGGCGCAACTCGTTGGCCAAATACCGACGTGTTTTGGTCGGCGTGTTGGCGAGGCGAGTGATTGCCTCCTGACGAGTGAGTGGAGTGAGCTTCTGCTCAGTTGCTGGGAACATCAACGAATTGAATTCCTTCGCAAAATCCACATACTTGTCGGGCACTTTGGCCACGTTCTTCACGTCCAAGACGCGCTCTTTCACAGCGGCCGAGGCATTGTCTGCGTGCGCAGTCGCCGCGGCAGCGGGGGTGACAAGAGGCGGAGCAGCCAAACTAGCAAACGGGGTCCCAGGATCATTGATGGGGCCACGAGTGAAGTTCACGGGATCACTGATTTCAGTGGGCGCACGTGCGGCTTGAGCCAGGATGTACTTCTGACCATCAGTCAGGCGTTCACCGCAGTTCTCAGCAACACACGCAACACCGCCTACACCAGGTGTCTGCGTTACTCCGAGATGGTAGAGAATAGCGTCCCAAGTCGACTGTTTGATAGTGACTTCGGATCCATCTGCAGTGTGCAAACGGGTGCTTACCATGACGTCGAGCGTTGCAGGATCAACCGATCTTAGCTGGACAATTGTCTTGTTGGACGTGACGCCGACGCGCTTCAGTTCAGGAATTTTGAAGCCAAAGAGCGACAGCAGGAGTGGTGGGAGACGGCACCGGTAGGCAGGGACCAGGGTGACGATTGCACGGTTTGCCGGGCCAGGGATCACATGGACATGGTACATGTCAAAAGAGAACCAGTGTTTGTAAGCGATGAGGTCTGTACCGAAATCCCATACAAGATGACGATAAATAGCCCCACCACACACGTGTTCGTTGTAATTCCCGTCCGGACTGATATACCAGTACGAATCTTTACCCTTGCCAGCAACTGTCTTAGGCAAGACAGTGTACAAGCCTTTCGGGCCGTATTCCCTGAACAGTTCATCATTCGAAAGGTGGAAGTCGACGTCTACGTATACATCCAACGCGTCGGTCGGACGATCATCAAGCCGAGGCTCCTGCTGGAGATCGGCGACGGTATAGTAGGCGCGCTCACCTATAGCGCCACGGCTTGCTTCGCGTGTCGACGTGCTCCAAGAGTATGGCTGGAGCCCCGCCGACCGCGCAACGGCCATGATGGTGTCGATCCCTTCAAGCCGAGTGATTTGGGCAGAAGGGTGCGAATGATTCTCTGAAGGTTTGCTCAGGGTTTGCTGCCAGGTCGCGTTGCGTACCGCGTTAAGCGCCTTCCTGTCCTCGCGGGAAATGAACGAATTCATCCAACGCGTGAGGACGTGACGACGCGCGTGCGCGCAAACGAAAAAGCGCACGTACAGGCACACGATGCGCCTAGCA